TTCTCCTGGACGAATTATGGTTGAGGATGTATCCTGAACAGAAGATGCTGCCTCCAGAATCAAGGAATGGGATAACTTTGCCACCTGCTTCAGAGAATACTTCTTCCCTCGAAGCTTAAGAATTTCATGAGCCTGTTTGAAAGCAAGAGATTGTTTAGTTCGATAATCCATGTGTGACCCTATCGCGTTACATCTGTTAAGAGTTACCCCGTCATAATACTCCGAGATAAGGAAGAAGGTTCGGCAATTGAAGTCCAATGAGTAAATAGAGCAAACGCTCCAATCTCTGAACTCTTTTCTCTAATTCTTCAAACATTAGATCACCATTCCTCCACCAACTCCACCTTGGCCAAGTGCTGAATGTTCGTAAACCGCTATCTCTTCAGTATAGAGATCCCCATACGACGCATTGTCAGTTGTAGCCATTGCAAGGGGGAATGCGATGGCAAAGAAAGTAACACCCATTGTAACGCCCACACCCGAAGCACTGCCGTATCTAGTAAGTGAAAGATACCAAGGAGTAGCTTTAGTCACCACTTGAACAGCCGCTGGAACAATTAACTCCTGGTAAAGAATTCTAGCCACTGCTGAAGTCATGTTCCAAGAGTAAACAGTTGAATGGTAAATTATAGCCCCTGCAATTCTTATTGCAATCTTACGTGAGACTGGATGAATCATTGCAGCGAGGAAAATTGCTGTTCCTTCAGGCCCAATCTTTGTATAACCTTTAATGGCAACATATCTTACTAAGGCATGCGCGATAGGCATTGCATAAACCATTGTCCTCAACTCTGCGTCTGATCTAATTCATAAGAACGCTTTAGTCTCATCATGTAAACCAAGTCTTCTTCTTTATCTCTAACTCCTGTCAGATAGAATCTTGATGCTGGAACAGTAATAGTTGTTGTATCTCCGTCAACCCAAGGCTGAACAATTCGATAACAATACAATTTAGAAGCAGCGGTTGGTTCTCCTGAAGAAAAAGAAGTCGATACTTCAGTTCTCATCATTGCTGTGTATGTTAGATTGGAATTTCCTGTCATAAATCTGTATGAACCCATTACAATAGTTGTTTCATCATCAGCATTACCCAGCATTCCATACATCGAACCATTGTTTGAATAAAGATAAGCGAAGTCAATTACTTCAGAAGGATCGATAAGTTTGTCAGTAATCATATCAATTACTGCCATTGCTGGAGTTGTCTCTGAAGTGTTGCCATAAATACCAGGGTCTTGAATTGTAGAACCTACTGGAAAGAATGTTTCCTTAGCCAATTCCAATCCACCTAAATCTATTGTAGTCATCGTCCAAAGATATGGGGCTAATGGTGCAGGCGCGCCTTGTATTGCAGATTTACTTGCTAAGGTCCAAGGCCCAGTTACGGGGAAAGTATGCGGTGCCCAAGATTGAGAGATGGCATCCCATACACCACCAGTAGGAGGAAAGTTTGCTATTAGTCTGATTTCTCTACCTTCACTCATCGCTTCATCACCTTTCTTGTTGCTACATGCGACTTCTTTGCTAGAGCTGCAAATTTAGATCGAGGATGTTTCTTCTTTAGTTTAGCATATTGTTTCTTGTATTCAAGATTATACTTAGAAGGTTTTCTAGATCTCTTCACTTTCACTTTACTTTTAGTTTCCGTCGCATGAGAATGAGATGCTTGCGTAGCCGTTCCGCATTCATGGCAGAAATTAGCCATAGTATCATGCCTCGGCAGTGGATTGTATTGCAATAGCCATCCAGTCTTTGGTTGATAGTTTGACTACTCGACATCTAATTCTAGCAGTGCAATAATTATCAGATGCTCCGGAAGCAGCTCCATCATTGCCAACCGTAAGATAAAGAGTGTCATTAACTACTAAGAAAGACTCTGACAAAGAAGCAGGACCGAAGTTATCGGGGAAGAGATCAGTTGTGTGGGATGCAACATTGTTGCTAAAATCAATTTGTAAAGCACCCGAAGCAACTAAGGCTTGAGAGTTGGCTAAAACAAAGGCAGTTCCCGGATTCAAATCGGTTAGTTGAGCTCCTAAAGCAGCATCGCCTGCAACAAAAGCCGCGACCTTATTTCCATAATCTGCTCCACTTTGCCAGATGAAGTCCACAGATTCGATGGCAATTGCTTGTCCAGTTGGCACATTAACATATGCAGATAGATCAACAGTGCTTTGAACTCTGCCTCCATCACCAGTTGCAGCAGGCATTGTCACAGTTTCAGTCAGGTAAAAAGATCCAGTCATTGATTTAGTCATAATTTATATCTCCATGTGGTGTAGATTCTACACTCGGTATCTATGGCTACACTATCTAGGTTTATTAACTACACTATTACTAACAGGATTCACTCTATGTCGGTACAGTAGCGGTAATGCCTAGCAGTACCTCTATTGGCTCTTGATTAGCAAAAAAATAGAATGTTTAATAAACATCTATAGTACGAGGTCGGGTTATGAAGTGTTTTCACTGCATAAATGTCGTCTGCCACACAGAATACCCCCCAAATGCCATCGTTTCAGTATGTCCTCGATGTCTCTGGCGATCTAAAGAACAGCAAATACCATCCAAAATACCCCCCGTTCAAGTAGTTTCTTTAGTAAATCAATCAGAATCAAACATTTTTGACGATATTTATATTAATAACGAGGTACGCGTTGACTCTATGAGTCAAATATCCAATGAACATCCTGAATTTACTTATGATGATGATGGAAACCAAGTAATTATTGAAGAGGATGATGAATGATGAGCAAAGCAAAGAGAAATATCAACCCTGCTAGAAACATATCGATCTCTTTACCCCAGAGATTAATCGAAGATGTCGAAGACGAGATTCAAAGAACAACAATTACCAGGAGTGAATGGATCAAGATAGCAATTCAAAACAGATTCAATGCTCCTCAATCATTGGAAGACCGAAAAATGTTCCATATCATCATGGAATTACTTCATCGTTCATCTAACACTGACCGCGAACAGTTTCTCCTGGACGAATTATGGTTGAGGATGTATCCTGAACAGAAGATGCTGCCTCCAGAATCAAGGAATGGG